CGTATAAATAACAGAATGCCTGGAGGTTTATTACAATTGGTTGGACGAGGTGCGCAAGACCAGCTCGTCACTGGCAATCCTTCATTCACCCACTTTCGATCTGTATACAAGCGCCACACTGACTTTGCTATGGAGCAATTCCGTCTGTACTTCAAGACCACTATTCTGTCATTCCCTACTTCTGGGACCCTGACTCTGCGCACAAAAGTCGAGCGTTTTGCCCAACTTGTCAATGATTGTTACTTAAGCATCACACTTCCCGATATTTATTCCCCAGTTGCCCCAGTTGCGTCAGTCCCGCCCGGATACAACTCAAATACCAAAGCAGTTCCATACGAGTTCGAGTGGGTTCGTAACATCGGTTATAATATGATTCAGCGCGTATCACTGCTCATAAATGGCCAAGAGATCGTCACTCATACTGGCGAATGGATGAAAATATACGCCAATCTCCAATTCGACGCCAACAAGCGCGCCATCATCGACAAGATGGTAGGAAATCTGCCTGAGCTTTACGATCCTGCGAACGCAAACGGCCGAACTAACCAGTACCCTTCTTCATTTACCAGCGCCACCATGAAAGGCCAGGCATCAATCCCCGGGCGCGTTCTTCAAATCCCCCTTCACTTCTGGTTCTGCGAATCAATCGGGAAGGCACTACCACTCGTGGCACTCCAGACGTCCGATGTCGAAATTATCGTAGAACTTCGCAATGTATACGAACTTTTCACCATCAACGATGTTCGGCCCACATCTTTAACATTCGGTCAGCGTATTGCACCCGATACTGCAAGTACCGTATTCAATATGTCGCGCTTTCTCAGTCCACCGACCCAAGATGCACTATCGAACGCGATTCCCGATCTAAGAAGCTGGAACCTGAATCCATACATCGAAGCAAACTACATATTCGTAACTGACGAAGAGATGGGACACCTAGCCCGCACAGACCATTCTTTCATTATTAAGCAAGTCGATGTTAAAGAGGCCGGAAAACAATACGGACCTTCTAACGATTTGGAGCTAGTAATGCGTAATTTGTGTACTCGCATAGTTTGGGTGTTTCAGCGCGATGATTTGAATAATGATTATGATAATTATACTAACTGGGTAAATCCTTACGTACCGCCACTAAATACGGACGGATTGCCAGGAAATAACACATATCTATACAGCAGTGGATCGTTGCTTCCTGAAAATGTATCAAGGCGCGATATCCTGCTTGAAACTAGCGTAATTCTGGACACACAGGAGCGATTTGCAACGAAGCAAACCGAATTCTTTAACGAAATTCAGCCATACAGATTCACACAGGGTGCACCTATTCCCGGTATTTATACATATTCGTTCCAATTGGACACAAGCGAACAGCCCTCGGGATCGTTAAACGGATCCATGTTTAATAAGACACTCCTTCGCAATACGCTGATTACACCGCCCTACACGACCTCAGTGGAAAACGGCAGTGGAATAGTTCAATTATGCGTACTTAAGTCGACCGTTAACCTTCCGAACCCTACTATTGTCAATCCGAATGCAGTAGACCGATTTGGAAAACTAATATATAGCCCGGATCAAGTGGTAACGATTATCCAAAAAGCTGCGAATACAACCGTCTACAAATACACCTACAATGTCCGAGCGTATACTGAGTCCTACAATTTCATTCGCATACTCGGTGGTATTGGTAACGTTGTATTTTCATCGTAATAATAAACAATGGCAGGAGAAAGTTTTGGTTGGGCTATATGGTCCACTGGAGCAAATGCAGTATTTACATTCTTATACGTGTTCTCTATCTCGATCGCTTACGTGTTTGGGGGGTATGCTTTAGACCCGCTAGTTATGGCTGCACTAGGGTTTTTGATCCCGTATTTTTCCTTCACAACACTTCCAATAATATTGATAATATTCACTGCAATGTCAAGACGATTTTTAGTAACGTAGTTAAAAAAGGCTCTTTTCTTTTGTTTTTTAATTTTTAGTTGTTTCTATTGAGTTTACGCGGGCATCTTCATCTCTGCAAACTTACCCATTCCGAGAAACCCGACGAACTGGTCGCCCTCGTCCTCATCTGCAATGTAGACGCGCTTGGAGATGTCGCCGACGACATACTTCACGCCCTTGAACGTCACCTCGGTCATGTCCTCGTCCTCCACCTCCTCGGGCTCCTTGGGAGCCGGAGCCGTCTTGTTGACAAAATCGCGCATGTGATCCGCCAGGTTCTTGCTCTCGAAGTCGTCCTTGGCCAGCTCGTTAACGTACTTTGAGAACTGCTGGCCCTTCTCCTTGGAGAAGTCCTGGCCCGAGTCCTCGAAGATCTTGGTCAGTTGCTTGGTGAGGGCCGGAGACATGCGCTTGATGCGCTTGTCCTCCTCGGGCTTCGGCTCCTCCTTGGGCTTCGGCTCCTTCTTAGGCGCCTCGGGCTCCTTCTTGGGCTTCGCCTCCTTCTTGGGAGTACTCGCCTTCTTGGCCTCACGCTCCTTCTTCTCCTCCAGCTTCTTGGCCTGCTCCGCGAGCTTCTCCTCCAGCTTCTCGAGCTTTGCGTTTGCATTCTCGAGGAGCTTGCCCTTCTTGGAGGGGATCTTTGACTTCAACTCGTCGATATCCGCCTGGGTCTTGTTCATTGCGTTCTCCGCCCGCTGAACAGTTGAGATGCTCGTCGTCGAACCAGCCTCGTTCTTGTGGTCGTTGTAGTAGGCCAGCGCCTCGGCCGCGTCAAACTCATACTTGCTCGAAAGAACGGAGATGATCTTGGCAGCCATGTTGATTGTGTCTACCCTCACCTTCCTTAAAAACCTTAAATCCGTTTTCCCGATTTCTCGTCAGGACTATCCGTTTTTTTGACATTCGTTAAACCCAAATGAGCGACACTGAATTTGCAAAATCGCATCTTCGCGATCACCTTACAAGTTTACTTGTTCCATCTATTTCAGACGGACTATGGAGCATTTACGATTCATCCAAAGAACTATGCGAACGCAATCAACAGGTCGACCAGACAATTCGCACTTTCCAGAATATGCTCGCCAAGATCCCAGAGTGGTCCGAGAATACACTTGAGACAGAACTAGAGCGAATTTCGAAAACCACAAAGTGTGGTTACCTAGATGATCTAGTAATGGGTGTTTTTATTGCATACATGAAGTCGTTTGCCTCTCTTCACTATCGCGGTAAGTCGTCACAGGTGTCTGTTGACTTCGAACGTCCAACTTTATCAAAGTTCGTTCATCATACGTATATCCACTCTGCACGCAAGGTGTGGCAGGTAGCGTATCTGTTCAAGACCATAGGCATTACAACCGAACAGCAGGCGCGTAATCGCCAGGAAATTGAGTCAATTGTTCGCGATTGTATGGAGCGTGTTATTCAGTCATTCTTGCCTTGGGAGAGCATCACAAAAAGTCTCTCGAACCCGGCAATCGAAGAGGAGTCCAGCGACGACGAAGATTCTAGCGACGAAGAGGTCCAGGATAAGAAGAATGTCAAGTTCGAGGATATGTCCGAAGATGAAGATGATGCTCCACCCAAGATATCTATAACGGATGATGTCACTACCATTGATATTGAAGAATTTAAAGACACCGAGGAAGAACTCGACCCAATGGCCGAGATAGAAAAGAAGGTCGGCGAGTCGCTCGTTCTAAAGCTATAACTTTTCACTCTGTTGCCGAGTAAATGATGATTGTAGTTGTATCGTTAGCCGTTGCTCTAGTTGCCTTTATAGTGTATGCGCTGGAACGTAGGTCTAAAGACGAGCCAATTCTATGGACGGATGCACTGAAGCTTTCTCTTTTTGGAGGCCTAGTATCTGCAGGTATCGTATTTACGACAACTGCAGAAACGGTTACTGCGGTCACAACTGCTGTTGCTGAACTGCCTGCGACCGCTCAGGAAATGTTTGTTGGAACGCCATCATTTTAAGCATCAATACACAAACACTCACTCAAAGGAACACTTGACGCCTGAAATGGAAGTAAATCTAATTCTTTGCGCGGAATAGCCGTATCTTTACAGAATCTTGCAATAGCCTTGTATAAATGAAACCCGTGATACCTTTCGTGTCTCGAGTTTCCTTCGGCAAATAGAATTGATTTATCGTCAATGCTGAGCCATCGCATCAGTGTTTGAAACATCGGAATATCTGCATACTCTTTGCAATCAGGTCCGTTTGGAAATAGATCCCAAAACATAGATGTTGCCAGTCGCACCAAGTCAAACGACGGATTCGGCCTTACTCCCGGAAATCTTTGAATATAGAACGGATCGGTGTTGTATTGTCCACCTGCTTCTTCATTTATTGCAAAATGATCGCTAACAAATAATTTCGGCTCCTTCATGCCTGAAACCCGAATAGATCCAGTTCCACGCTCAAAGTCGATCAACTTGATGATGTATCCGAAAGTGGGAACCTTATACGACTTGTCTCCAACTTTATAGTATAAAAACTCCTTGTCAGTTTGCACGTACATGACATTATTGGAATGGAGATCGTTATGAACGTATCCGAATGTCTTTTGAGCAAATAGTAATGCAAATATGATCTGGGTTGTCCAAGCGGAGTGTTTTTCGGTATCGGGATTCTCCTTCATAAGTTTATAGAGCGTTCCTTCGCATGCCTCCATAATCGTATACTGAACCGGCACATTGCTGAACGTAGCCCAAGCAAATCCATCGAGTTCCTCTTCTTCCTCTTCCGTATCTTCCTTGACGCTACAATTGCAAGAGTGGACGTCAAATATGTAAGAAGTAGACACAGAAGAGCTGTCAGATTCGTTGTCACCTTCTTCAGATGGAGAATTGAATACAGGATTAATATTTCCCATTACTGCGCCGTCAGAATCAATGCCAGATAGTTCAGGAATATCATCCAGTACCATATCTTCTCCAATATTCATCTCATTTCTGGCGGTTCGTGTGTGTCGAAAATCTGATGAACGAATTTCGTCATTCAAATTCAATTCGAATGTCTCGCCAATATTTTTAGAAAACCAAGACTTCTCGACAAGGTCTTCGTAGTCATCTGAAATATTTAAAGTGTGGCGCCTGGATATACCTGAGAAAACGCCGTATACTTTTGGAAAATGGACGCAATTTGTCTGGGAAAAGGCAGCAGAGAATAATGAACCTACATATGCAGCATTGTGCTGTGACTGAAGTTTATGGTGAATTGTAGATGCCTGTTCCTGACTCGTTGCAAGACCTAGTCCTGTCGAATAGTCCCCACGCATCCATTTGAATGGACTTAACAGCATGGTCGCTTTCGTATGAATCTTTTTGACACCAGATGTTGTGCGAATCGTATCTTTCGATAAAATAGACTGGATCTGGTCGTCGAGTTTCAGTCCGTAATCCTGGACGTTTTCAAGGGTGTCGGTCTTGAACAGCGTTTCGATAGGAGGAAAGAATGGTTGTAAATGGTCAACATTCCAGTACGTTTTTGCGCCATTTCGTATGTTTGAAAGATCCTTATACTTGTGGACCTGTAACGGAATGGACGTCGATTTTAATTCGCATGTTGCCTTTTTCTTTCCCATTCTTATACATCGCGAATAAACCAAAAGTGAAATCTTCACGCATAATACTTAATAGGGATGTCTCTCAATTTTCAAATCAGAAAGTTCAATATGGACACCATTAAGAGCAGATGTGAGATCGATTCTCGTAAATCTCCCATGATAGTAGTGATCGGGAAGAAGGATACCGGCAAGTCCTTCTTAGTTCGCGATATCTTGGCGAATACACAGAGCTACTTCCCAGTGGGAACGGTTATTTCTGCAACCGAGCTTATGAATGAGTTTTTTCAGCATATGGTCCCTTCTAAGCTCATTCACGACAAATACAAACCTGAAATCGTCCAGAATGCAATTAAGCGTCAGTATAATATCAAGTCTGCACGAAACAACGACAAGAAAGCAAGAGGTGGTAATTCTAATATCGATCCTCGTGCGTTTTTAATTCTGGACGATTGCTTGTACGATAATTCGTGGATTCAGCAAGAGTCTACTCGCTACATATTCATGAATGGCCGACACATTGATATGATGACTATAATCACGATGCAATATCCACTCGGTATCACGCCTAATCTTCGTACGAACGTTGATTTTATCTTTATTCTTCGCGAAACTATCACCAAGAATCGTCGTATTATCTATGAAAACTATGCCGGTATGTTCCCTACATTCGAAATGTTTTGTCAGTTTATGGACCAGTGCACAGAAGACTACAATTGTATCGTCATTTGCAATGGTATCCAGTCAAATAAACTAGAAGATCAGGTGTTCTGGTATAAAGCATCTGATCATCCGCCGTTTCGTTTATGTGATGACAGTTTGTGGCATGATAACAAGCCGTTTACGAGTGCAATGATGTCTCAGGACGATTACACGCCTGATTCGGTAAAGAAGAGGAGCGCAGGCCCGTGGGTCAATGTTAAGAAAACTGGTTAGTGCTTGCGAGTCTTCTTTGACTTCTTACCTTTCTTGTGCTTGCGAGTCTTACGGCGACGGCGTCTGCGACCCTTTCCGTCCATGTCCATGGCGGCTGCTGGCTCATCCGCTGATGACGCATTCATTTTACCGAACATACCGGCTAGATCGTCAACCTCAGCTCGTAGCTGCTTATTTACCTGACGCTTTTCTGCAGCCACCTCTTTCTTGGCCTTTTCTTCCCCCATCACTTCTAATGCCTTGCGCTTGGCTGAACGCGGGCCGAGTGGCTCGTCCATCATAACATCTTCATCGCGCCCGCGTTTGCTCATTTGAACTTTATGTGTTATTTTTTATTGAAACTATAGATTACAGATAAAAAATTGTTGAATGTTCTAGGTGACCTTCAAAATCAACATTGCCTGTCGTATTTTTTGTGTAATAATAAACTGCAATTGAATGTCGATTAACACCATTTGGTGTGTTTAATGGCTCTGGATGTCCATGTATGCTCCTATTACATGTATTGAAAATTACACATCGATTTAAAATGGGTTCTATTTTCTTAACAGATGATTGTGTATCTTTATCGATTAGACATAGATGGCCATTATAGTTATCTTCCCAATCAGGATTCAGATAAATTAATAAATTAATACGTCTATCTAGTTTAGCTCCATTTAAATAGTAAGAATTAAAATCTGTATGATTTTTCAAGTACCCCCCTTGTTTAATTCTATGAATACCGGCTCCGCGAAGTGTGATATCTCCACTAATAATATTATTTATACCGGTAAGATTTTCTATCTTTTTAATGAATTCAGGACTATTTAATTCAGTAAATACATTTTTTAGATACTCGCCATAATTATCTGAAAACGCATACTTATTATATTCATATGGAGAACTTGGATCTATAAATGATGAGTTTGCGTTTTCATCCTTAAGATTACACACTTCTTGCAATACTGTATATATTACACTCTCTTGTAAAAAGTTATCAATTACTATATGTGGAAATGGATGTGTTTCGTATTTTTTTTCATTAAAAACATCGTCTCGTATAAAGTTCATTATTAGAAATAAACTATAACGTGTATTTAAATGTCACGAATAGCACCTTCAGCCGGATGAACCGCGGTTTCTAGGGCATTCTCTAGAGACTTAGAATCCTCTAGAGCCTTAGACTTACGCATTTCATTCTCAATGCGCTGATTCTTGATCTTTTCGGCCTTCTCTTCCTCGAAGAAAATCTCGCGATTAGCCTCATTCTCCTTATACTTTCGCATAAGCTCATTGAGTTCCTGCTCTGCATACTCAACTTCAGGCATGACATGCTCCGAAGGATCCCAAGGTAGCCAACATCCAACCTTACCCACATAGAGATTATCGCGAGGGTAACGGCGCTGCATGACCTTAGCAAACATCTGACACTCAGCTAGCTCAGAAAATACACGACGAACCTTAACGCCACGAACATTAGTGCGGAAATCAACCTTCTCCGTGAACTGAGAATCCAGCTCCTTCTCGTGCTTCAGCAAAAACACCTGATACTGCTCGTGGATATCCGTCTTCTTGATCTCAGCGCTGTGGACCTTGGTAAAATTCTGAAGATCATTAAAAAGATCCTCTACCTTTAGGCCATACTTCTTGGAAAGGAACGAGTTATACTGCTCCATACCCTTGATCTTCCACTCATAATCGAGCCACTCTATAAACTTTTCGTTAAAAAACTCTGATCGCTGCTTGATGACCTTCTCGGGTGAAAGGAATGAAATAATACAATAACGCTGAGTGGGAACCTCAGGGTCCTCATCTAGATAATCAACTGGGCCATTCTCATCAACCTTAGGTAGTTCTTCACGAGGCATTTGTTTGAGTACATCGTATATGTTAAAATAGATATTTCAACGAACAATTACCTAAAGTTAGGATTCCAGTGTGTAATCTTTCCTGCTTTGAGGATCTTATCTAAGTAATTGTCGCACTTTTTAGACTTTTTTCTAGCATCACCAAAATCAATGATGAATACTCTATCGCCAATCGCGATAAAATTTCTAGGCCATAAGTCTCGATATTCGATACCAGCAACATGATATAGAAACCATACAATGCTGAACATCCCTGAAAGAATATTTCCAGGAATGTCTTTGATCTCGTCGCCGTATAGATCGCTTACGCTCATCTCCTCAAGATCCTCCATCTCAATGTATGTCTTATAGTCGGTGTCGTACACTTCAGGTGCAAGACCATAAGAGGCGGCTATGTTAAGAAGCTCGGCCTCGCGTCTCACTGCCGAGTACTTCTTAACCTTGAATCGTTTAATATAAGACATTCTTGTAGTCTTGAAAACAATGCCTTTTCACAATCCATTTTCCCGGTAATTTATAAATGGCAACAGCCCCTCGGTTAGGAGCTGAATTGTTGGATCCGGAGATTGAGAGATCGAAGGTATACAATCCATTGAAGCCATCGAAGTCCCAAGATGTTGCAATAAAGATGAACGAGCCAGAAACTCGAAACAAAGGTGACGCCATCAGACGTTTCGAGCTGGAGCGGGCATATGGTATGGGTCGTCGTCGAAAAACACGAAAATCTCGCAGGAAGGTTCGCCGAACAAGAAAGTATCGTAAATAATAATTTTTCTCTTAGTATCTGTATAAAATGTCTGACAAATCCG